ATGCTGGTATCGACCTTCATGTGGTCGGTAAGGCTCTTGAGTCTTATGAACCAGCGTTTGTGGCGGAAGCTATCAAGCGGGCAGATCTGTTCAACTTGGATAAAGAGGACGTAACTCTTACCACAGAAGACTTTGTGTGGTCGAGCGAGTCTCTCAAGTTCCAATGGGAACAGTACAATGACGCTGGCGAACACCGCCCAGCTCCGGCAATCGATACAGCAGTGGCCTCCATTGTTGCTGAAAAGATTACCGAGATCCTTAACCGCACCTATGTAAATGGTGAATCGGTTGAGGTTGGCGTCTAGGTAAAAGGCTTAGGGGCATAGAGACAGGTCTAGTGATAGCCGTCTCTATGCCCCTCTACCTTTTTAGGAGACCATTATGAGTATCTACCAAGGTTTGTCTACCAAGGATTCTCATTGGGCGTATATAGACGTTATGCCAACATGTGATTTCTGTGACAGTCCCGCCGAATATGATGCCTGTTTAAGAGGTAGCACTACCTGGGCATTTTTCTGTTGTCCCCATTTTCAAGAACTAGGAATTGGCTTGGGTCTAGGTCTAGGTCAGAAACTAATACTAAGGAGCAATAATGATTGAAGATTCCAACCTGTCGAATCGGGTTAAAGATCTTAGTAGAAAAAGTCAACTTAATGGAGTTTTGCTTTGTGCTAACTTCCTTAAAGATAACCACCAGCTTGAGGCGTCAAATTTGCTTATTGCAATGGCTCTTGCTGTATTCCCAGAAGAAATGAAAAACACTAAGGAAAAGGTGGAACAATCATGAACGAAGAAGAAGTAACTCAGCCGGAAGAGGTTATTACTACTCCCTTCTGGGATGCAGCACCTAAGGTTGAGGATTGGTCTAATAACCTCTACGCAGCCGCTTTTGACTATGTTGAAAATCTTGTAACGGAAGATGGCCGAATTCTTCAGGCTTATCCATTTGTTCCAGGAGTTATTGATACTGAGTCAGCCTTTGAGGTTCTACAACAAAAGATTGAAGATTCTTTTGCTGAGGACTCCGAAGAGTCTATTGAAAACATCACTTCTGTTGTTTTCTTGTCATTCATGATGGGTGCTTGGGTTGCTTCAGCCCAAACTTCTCCTTCAGGCTATAACCTCAATCTTACAAAGGAACAGATTGCTCAGGTCGTTCAGACTTGGGTGTCTATCTCCCTACAGGATGGTGAATGATTATGGAGCAAGTGGAAGGTATAGCCGTTCCCGAAGCAATCGTTGGTGATTTTAAGGTTGCAATCGGCAAGGCTATTGACAAATTGGCAGTTTACATTCACGAAGACAAAGCCGTAGCTCACCGATACATTAAACTTGCCATTGCTGCTTTGTTTGCAGCCGGTGCTTTAATTCTTGGTGTGGTTTGGACTGATGAGATTTCGAAAGATATTATCTCCAAAGTCTTTAAAGCTGCGCTAGCGATTTGGGAGTCAGCATGAAAGACCAAGAAGTAATTATGATAGCAAATATGAGACAACAAGCTAGTTCGGCGATTAGGTCTTTTGGAACTTCCAAAGACGAGTCACCACTGCCAATGACTGACCCAGATACAATTTTGGCATTTAAAGAATTAGAGTCCATGATGAATCCTGAAATTGTTATTGATTTCATCAATGATGTCGGACCTCAGATTATGTCAGTAATCGTTAAACATACTGATTTACTGAGCGATTTTCAGGACGCTAAGGAACTGTATCCAAGAAATGAAGAGGCATGGATCGCGGGAATTGTGAACGTTGGACTTCACATGTTCTATCTTGGAATGCATTCTCAAGAAGTTAAAGCAGAAGAAAGAGCTTTATTAGCAGAAGATTTTAAACAAATTCTTTTAAAGCTTAGTCCTTCAAAATCTGATGATAAAGATGCACGCGAAAAAACTGAAGAGTGACACCGTTTATCGGTGTCCTGGTTGCGATTGCTACTACGACGCTGATACGTTATATGAAATTGAAGTCATAGTCATTAATAATGACGACGCCTCAAGAGACAATAATGGCAACTACTTTTCCGAATCTTGGCATCACGAAAATCGTTGGCGATGTCAAGATAGTTGCGATTTAGAAGAGGAACCAGACACTATAAGCGAACTATGGCAGTGTGGTAGATGTGAGTACAAGTACTACACTGCAGAAGAAGCAGCTGATTGTTGCCTATAAAAAGAGACCGTCTGCCGCCCCTTCGGGGGCGGTGGGCGGTCCTTTTTTTGTGCCATTTTACAGAAGAAGTGAACTTTCTCCAGCGGCAATGCTCCAAGTTGATCCGTTTGTACTGGTAAATGGGCTACTCAAAGGCAATGCAAAGGCCATAGAGCCGCTAGAAGACCCTGAGGTATACCAGATACCCACGTGAGTTATGTAGGCCGCTGGAAGCCCGTCAAAAGCCACTATGGCGCTATTGGAGAACTTGTTATTGGTTAGGTCCGCAGTGAAGCCAGTAGTCTTGCGTGTGTAGGTGCCACCAGAAATTTCACTGGCCGCTGGATTTACTGGATTGTCAGCCGGATTGGACGTATGAAGGGAGACTTGGTAAGTGAAACCAGACAAATAGGTTAACCACCCATTAATTGTTGCATCTCCTAAAATTGCCATTACATGCTCCTCGTATCTGGCCACATTCTACCGAGAAAGTAAACGGGCGTTTCTGCGTTATCATCACAATAAATCATCGCGTATACAATGCCAAATTGTTGTTCGCCAGCGTTTGCCGCAGGCTGTTGGTAGTTTACCGCGTTTACTCCAGAAGCGTAGGTTTCTGTGTTATAACTCCAAGAATCTTGGTCTATTAAAGTTCCAGTTTTTTGTGCCCCAGTTGTATATAGGCCATTTCCATAGCCAGCTGGTTGCCAATAATTTCCCCAGCCCACTACTAGTGCAACGGTTGGAAATGCATATTGGGCATTACTAATATCGGAATCGATTGTAGTTCCGTCTTCGAATCTTGTTTCAAAAGCATATTCAAAAAATGGATACGCTCCATTCTGATATCCAGTAGTCCCAGAACTAATTTTAATTGTTTCTGGATACTGCGAATTAGGAAAATTTCCTACTTGAACCGCTCCAGCGGTTGCGTCTACTTGATAAGCAATATAACCAGATATTCCAGAATTTACCGTTGTAAAAGAGCCATTAAGAACCGCGTTAGTAAATCCCGTTGTTACTATGGGAGCTCCAGCGTAAGAAACAAAATCTTGCCATGCCTTGGGACCACTGCCTTGAATTTTCATCATTACCAAGTAAACCTGTTTTGTTGCGTTGAAACTAATCGTGTATTCACTGCAATTTATAGACGCTCCTGTTGTTGTTCTCTGTTTTGGTTTTGTTGTTTTGCTTAATGTGGCGCTTCCAGAATTGGGAGCAATTCCAGTTGGAGAAGTGGCTTTAGCCCATTTGACCGTGTATTCATCAACGGGGATGAGGGCTACCGCAGTAGTAGACCAATCGGCAGCAGGAGTTGTATCTGGATGAGTAAGGCTAGAAGCTGCAACTAACCAATCGGTTGCAGTTAGAGGAACTCCGTGCTTTTCTTTAAAAGTGTAAAAAACATATCCACTTGAGTATTTACTGCTTTTAATGGGTTTTAAATATGATTGAATTCTGGTAAAAATTTGAGGCATTGCTGATGCGCTAACGCTTGGCTCATAATACAAAGAAACGTGAAATTCAACTGGAGCAATAGTTCCATCCGCATAATAGGCAGCAATTTGCGTTAAACCGATGTTTCCCTGAGATGACAAAAGAATTGGTATTGGTCCAACCCAGTTTTTGTTCGGATTGCTTGCACTAGCTACGCCCTTTTTAATGTAACTATTTGCATACGCACCAGTTGGTGGGTGCGCTTCGGTTACATTTGTCCACGGAAATACTTCATTTGCGTTATCAATAATTTTAAAAAGATTAGCGCCGTTGTAGGTGGTGTATTCCATAACTTTTTTTGTAATTAATTTGCGAAGATCCCTGCTCCACACTTTTTTAGACACAATTTTTCCAATTTTTCCTTGAGGAAATATTCCAGAAGTACTTGGATTCCAAGGGAGTAAAATATCTTGTTGTGGAATATCGTTTGAAATTCCAGCGATGGAAAGAGCGCGCTTCATATTTAAGGCATCGTAAGCTCTAGCGTGAACCTCTTGTAAAGTAATTAAATCGCGCCTTTTTGAGTCAACAGTAAGAGATACTTCTCCAGATTCAATGTTTAAACTGCATTCGGCAATATTAAAGATAACTCTTTTACCAGTGTTGCCAAAATAAACAATTATTGATTGTCCGGCCTGAATTAAATAACGAGGAAAAGCAAAATCATTGCCAAGGTGCGGATCTACTTTAATGTTTATTGTTCCCGTATAACCAGCATCTTTCATAATCGCAAGTTGCCTATCAGCAACCGCTTTAGCCTGAAGAGCATCTAAAGATGTAGTAAAATCTACATTTGCTTCTTTTCTTAAAAAGTTAGTATTTAACTCTGGATTATTCGATATTGGGTGAACAGTTTTTTCAAAAGAAAAAGGTTGAGCTATTTGTTCAGTATAAAAATATGAACTTGAGTTTTGACCCTGCGGACTAAAGATGTAATCTCCATTGGGAGAAGTAAACTTTTTTCCTTCGCTTGAAGAGCCAGTGCCATAGACAACATTTGCAGTTTGAGAAAAATCTTGAGTTAAATTAATTGTGACGCCAGGCGTAAGGGCATCGATATACAAAATTTCTTCGTTAGTTTTGTTGTTATCTGCATATATTTCATCATAATATTTTCTAACTTTTAAAACAGATTTTCTATCCTTAAGATTCATTAAGGTCCACTGTTTGCCAGTTTTTGAATACATATCAGAAAGCAATTGATTTATAAAACCCGTAAGAGCTTTATCGCGTTGTCCAGTATCTCGCGTAGCGGATCCAGACCAAAGGTCTCCGTCATTTAGATAAGCTGGATTTTTAATAGTATATTGATAATCGCTAGATCTGTAAATTTCTAATTCTGTTGGACTTGTATCAGAAGATATGCCGCTAAATTCTCCAAGGCCGTAATGGTAGTCGTGAGCCCTATCCATAATCTTTCTAATGAGTATTTCTTTTGGTATTGGTCGCGTTGGATAAAATGGAATAGCAAGCATATTGTCAAGAATATACAAAGCCCCCACACATTCAACAGATATATTTCCAGTAGTCTCATTTTGAGAAAAGCTCCATGATGCAATTACGCCTTCCCACTTCCAGTTACTTAGAAGTCTTGAAGTAACTGCATCTGCATTTTCGTCTACCTGCCACACAACTTCAATTTGAGACCAAGGAGATAGCCAAGATAAATCACCGGTACCAGGAGTGTCGTATACGGTAGCGCTATTGACTGTAAAAGAAAGCGATTTATCGCCAAACGGATCCGCATGAGAGATATTGCCGATATTTATCGGAGAATCCCTGAAAAACGTAATTTCATATTTAACATCGCTGCCGTTTGGCTTGGCAAAAACTCTGTAATATCCAAGCGCTGAATTGTCGTACATGTAAGCAGTTGTACCGTTCATTTAACCACCATAAACCGTTCTAAGTTTGGCAAACACTTCGTTAACTGCGGAATAGTCTAGCGCTGAATTCCAATAATCCACTTCTAACAAGGCTCCGTTAAATATGGTTTCTGGTGAAAATGTTCCGGTCATTCTACCTACGGAAAAATCAAGGTCATATTTTGGACCATCTCCTACAAAATAATTATAATTTTGAGGATTTGGCTCAGCTACTACGCCGCTAATTTTAGTCGTGTTCCCTGCAATATAAAATCTAATTGCGGTAGTAGTAGCGGGAGAGTTTTTAACAAGTGAAGAAGCTCTATTAATAATTAAATAATCTGACCACGTTCCAGAAAGTGGAGAAGCATCACTAAAGGCGGAAATGAATCTGGTTTCAAGTAACGTTGCACCATTATAAAAAGCTGCCCACACAGATCCTGCAGATCCCATTGCGGCAAAACTAAAACCAATATTATCTTTTTGGTCTACAAAGGCGGTTGTATATGTTTTAGCGCTTTGTCGCGGAAGTTGAGATAGTGACAATCCTGAGACCGATAGTGCTGTATACGAAGAAAGTGGGTAATTTGTATTTCCCTGATTAAAAACAATTGTCGTAGAAGTCCTGCTTTGAATTACTCCGTACAAAGCAGTAGGAAAATTTGAAACCCAGTTTGCATCTGACATCTGCGGAATGTAAAAGAACTCTCCAGCCGTAAAAGCATTTGCTACTGTCAGTGTAACGTTTCCAGAGGTGTCTCTAGCATACGCAGAAAAAGGAGCAGTTGCTGATGTTTCTGTTCCCAACGCAAGTACATAATCACTTCCGTAAAATGCATTATTGGCAGAAAGAGTTCTTGTACCGCCAGTCCAACCAGAGGAGCCGGCTGCAAAATCTGGATTTGTAATTAAATTTTTTCTATTCTTTTGTAGTTTTCTTGAAACGGTTTTATTAACTACTCCGTATTTATTTGAAACATAAAGACTAATACTGTCTTTTGCACAAGAAATAAGATAATAGTTTGGAGACTCTTTAGACGCATTAGAGCTAGTTTTTACAAAATCTAAATTAGTTTGGTCATCACCAAAAAATACAGTATCGCCTCTTTGCCAAATAAACGGAGATCCCGTTCTGTACTTATCGTCTTCTGTGGTTGTATAAATAAAAACAGAACCATCTGGAACCGTTGTATAGGTAACATCTTGTCCGGGATTTTTATATGTAAACTGAACTGCGCTGGGAGCTGTTAATACTGTGTAAGTTCCATTAAAACTATTATCAAAAATGTTTTTAATGGTAAAAGAATCTGCTACTGAAAATTGAAATCCAGGAGTAGCCAAGTTTACAGTGGTTATGCCGGCGGCTCTTGAAATTGACAAAATTCTGCAAGATGCAGATGCGTTTCTATCATTGAATGCATAATTATTTGATTCATAAATTGTTGTATCCACGCCACTAAGAATTGACATAAGACTGTCATTTTGTTTTGGAGCCGCAACTATGCACATGCTAAATTCGTCAACCGCCCCCAAACGCTTCGGAGATGTGTATAGATGACTTAAATTTGTATTATAAAAATCTAAAGAGTTATATGAATATAATTTTTCTTCTTGAATGTATGAGTGGTTTCCGTATTCTGGAGTTATATTTGGATACGCGTAATACCCAGAGTTAAATGTGTATGTAGGGGTTGCTGGAGTCCAATTTTTTCTAGCTAAAATTGTAAAACTTTTATCACCAGAAACTCCATCTACCACATAGACTTCAGTACCATTTTTTCCAGTCCAAGTAGTGGAACCACTCCAGGCAGATGCTGGAATAATAATTTCTAAACCAGAATAAAACCAATGGGTATTGCTCGTTGTTATATTTAAAACTGAATAATCTCCAAGGTCAGTATCAACTGTATAGGTGGAACCAAGAGAAACTTTTCCAGAATATTTAGTTGGAGAGTACAAATTAAATAAAACAGAATCTCTGATTGTTCCTGATGAATATGGAGAAATTTGTTTTTTAAGATACAAACGCGCAGTACCGTCGCTACTAGTTCCAATATCTATAGAAGATAATAGATTTACAAAACTATTGTCAGACGCTATGTCGTAAATAACGTAATTTCCAGATCCGCTGCCATTTGATTCAAGGGTAACAAAATCACCAATTTTAAAATTTGCTGCGTATCCAGCTGGTCCAATGATTGCCGGGTGATAATATCCGTTTGTTGCTACGCCGCCAGTATAAGTAACCGCATATTTGTCGTTGCCGTCTCCACGCCATCTTCCAACGCTATCGGAAGATTCTCCAAGAGCAAATCTTAAAGTTTGTCCCAAATCTACAGATTTTGGATTACTTGATTTTTCGTAAAAAGTTTTTGTTGCCGAAGCAGTAGAGGTTACGGAATATCTAGCACCAGCATCAAATTTCTTTCTAGGAACGCCGTCGACAATTACATAATCGTCGAGCTTAATGTAAGCTTTTCTCAAAGGAACAATTTTTGCCAAAGAACTATTTGCTGAAACGGAATATTGACTATTTTTTCCTTTTGCTTTTCCCTCAAAAGAAACAAGAATTTCTCCGACTCCCTGACTAATGTAATCTGTCATTTAATATCCAGAGAAAAGCTTGAAAGAAATAGATCCGTAACCAAAAGAAAAAGTGTCTCCAACTGAAATGTTAATTTTATCGTATAGGGTTCCATACGCAATTACATTTCCGCCATATTGGCTGTCGCTAATAAACCAACTAACTAAAGTTCCCCAATCAGAAGTAGTACATGGACCAAATAAAATATTAGACCCGTTAAAGACATGTCCATCTGATTCGGTAATCCAATTCGCAAGTTTTGATGCATACCCAAAAGCGCCATTGCTTGCTGGAGAAAATCTAGTATCCGAATAGACACCATCTCTAATTGAATCTGAAACTACACTAGTTATGCCAGCTGTGTATCCTCCTGGATACCAAAAAGCTGACCAAGTTTTAGAAAAACCCGTGGAGGGCACTAGTGAGGCTGCAAAAGTTCCGCTCGTGGCTGTAACGGTAGTAACTAGTTGCGGTTTTAAATATGCATTGTTAATAACAGAGTTTTCAATGTTTCCAACATACGCATAAATCCTGTATGCAGTTGCTCCAGAATAAACGGTTGGAATCGTATAACTGACGGTTCCAGTGGTTAAAATACTAGCTTGAACAAAAGCACCTGGAGGAGTTTCTCCGCTCGGAGTTATCGCGCTAATTCTAAAATGTGTAGGGATTGTTCCACCAGATTGAGTAATTGTTGGCGCCTCTGGAGTAAGGGCAATGATTGGCTTTCTAATTTTTACAGTATTCGCGCCAGTGGCACTAACGTGAGTAAACGTTATTTTTGCCCTAGTAGCAAGTGCTGGAGCAACTAAAGTTTCGTAAAGTGTAGACCAGCCAGTCGTTGTTCCAGTTTGCGCCTTTACCGTTACCGGGGAGCCGGTTATAGGTGTAGATCCAGATGATGGATACCAACTTACGGTTAATACAGTTCCAGTGGCGCCAGCCAAAGACGCTTGGTAATCTAAACCAATTGCGTATCTTGATCCAGCGGTAATTCCAATAACGTAATCAGAGGTAAATACTAAGTTTGTTGTGCCAGAAGCTCTTACTGCTTGAAAATAGTTAGTCTCTCCTGCAACAGATTTTGAAACAGTCGATGTGGTTCCACCAGTGGCGGTCCATCCGTGTGTTCCTTCAAATGTACTATTGGCGTAGGAAACAATGTTTAAAGAGTTATTCGCGGAAAGAACTTGTCTAGAATCGTCAATGTAGTCGTTTCCTATTGCCAGATTGGGTAATTGTGTAGTTCTAAAAGTATCTACGCTTGAATTGCTTCCACTTGAAATAGAAACATAATCGCCAGCTGAAAGTAAAGAACTTGTATCTGTAAAAAGAAACGCTGATGCTGAAGAAACTTGTCGCGCACCAACTATGTTGACGAAGGGCTTAGCGGAACCAGAAGTCGATACGTAAACAAATCCTGGAGAAGATGATTCGGTTTCATTTGCTCCAACTTGACTATAGGTAAAATTACTAGCACTTGATGAACTTTGAATTTTATAAATTCCATTAAAAGTTCCGCTAGTTGTGTTTGTTATGTATATAGTTTGACCTATAGATAGGTTATGGGCTGCGCTTGTTACGACCGTAACTACATTGGAGGATCTAGTTAAAGAAGTAATTGCCCCGCCAACGTTTGCGGCTACGCACGCGTAAGTGAAAGAAGTGGTCGTAGGAGCCGCTACAACTTCGGTTGCATCAGTAGTCCAGTACGAAGTTGACTTACCAGTTTTATCAAATTGGGGGTCATTGACCGATACGCTAATTCTTTGCCCAGCGACATATCCATGCGAAGCCTGCGTGATTACAGTTGCAACGCTTGATTCAATTTTCTTGGCAATAATGGTTGCTAGGGCACCGGAATAAGAGTTTACATACGATTGTCTAGCATATCCATTGGCAGCGCTCGGCTCAGAAATACCAGAACCGTTATTATATTCGTAAATTGGTGCCGTCGAAAGGCCCAAATAAAACGTGCTATATGGAGTTTGAGATTTACCAAATAGACAATTTATAAAGTATTTAGCTCCGTACGTGGACAATTGAGCCATTTAAATCGTACTCCTGATAACGGTTGGAAATCTTGGTACACTAAATTTTACAGGTACGTACATTGCGTGCATGTACTCTCTTGTCATTTCAATTGAATAATCGGCAGTTTGGCAATTCCAAGTAATTTGAGAGTTTCCAAAATTAAATTTAACTTGGTAACTAAGTTGACTAAATTGATCAACAATAGCGTCTATATTGTCTCGTAATAAAGATTGACTTGATCCTGAAACCCAAACTTTAATGTCCTCAGTAACCATTTCTTTGACAGCGTGAACGAGAAATTTTCCTTCAACGTAAGGGTTTTGAACTTCAGTCTTTCTCCACGAGGTAGCAACGTTTCCCAAGGAATCTCCAGCTACAACATAATTCGATTTATCGTTTAAATTTAGCCAGGTTCCAGCAGATGTATAAATAGACATTGCAAACGCGGAATCAGCGATTGGACGCGTGGGAATATCTGTCATCTTCTGCCTCCCGTCAAGGCGCTCATTCTTGCCTTTTGCTCAAGTTGTCTTGCCATAGCATTAGGGTCGCTAGCAACCACGGTAACGTCTCCAGAGAAGTTCGTAGAGCGGTTAATTGAAGTGTTGCCCATAGATTCAGTAGGGCGGTTTAATGGAGACTTGTAGCTTAGTTGCATGACTTCTCTAGCCACCTGATTGGTGTAGTTAGCCATAAATCCAAATCCTCTGGAATTAAGCGGAATAACCGCTTCGGGATGTCCCGCCTCACCAATAACAGAAGCCGTAGGGCCAGTTACAATACCGCCGTCAGCAAACGCTTTCCAACCCTTTGAAACATAACCCTTGTGCTGTTTGCGGAAATCAGATTCGGACATTGCAGCACCGTTAAACGAGACCTGCCCATCTCCAAGAAAAATAGTATAAAGCGGATTTTTCCCGCTAGAGTCTGTGTAAGTTCCTACAGCGTGACCCGCAGCCGGCATCCCAATCAACTTAGATTGGTCAGCGATGAATGCGTAAGCTTTTTTAATATCGACAGCGTCAATTTTATCCATTGCGGCAAGAGTGTAAGCAACCGAATACAATCCGGTATCATCGCCTTTATGCTTAACAATTTTAGGCCCGCCGTCTCCCTGCTCAAGACCTCTTCCCCACAAACTTGTTGCCGCGCCAGTTGCAATGTTTCCAGCTGTTGCATAAATTGCACTAGCGCTTGTTTGACTCATCTCTAATTGAGCATTTTTATAAGACTTAACAGCAGTTTTTATTTCCCTACCGATTGCTCCGCCCTGCTTACCAAGAATTTTTGTAAGGTTTGTTAAAGCAGTAGCGGCCATATCATTCATAGAACCGGTTATCTGTTTGAATGAATCCGCTAAGTCTGTTGTAGCATCTGCTAAAGCTTGTTTTCTTTGCGCAGCGGTGTCTTTAATTTGTGTTGCTCTATCTTCTTCACCAAGCCGATAAGATCTATTGTACTGACTTTTAAGGAGACTTCCGGCGGCGCTAATTTGTCCCTGAACAGCTCTATTCAACTGACCGATAAGCTCTGGGTCAGAATTTATTTCAGCAACAAGGCTAGCGGCTTGCCCAGCTTTATCTGGAGTGCCAAGACCTAAAGCGTCAATAACTTTTATTGAAAGTCCTGCCTTTTTAAGAATGTCCAAATTGTGACGTTGTTGAGTAAGGGCTTGAGTTTGTGAAGCCATATTGCCAATAAGGCTATTCGCACTACTGCGTCTTTGCGGTGTCATTCTTGAATATGGATCGTATAAAGACTTGGCTCCATCTTCAATCATTCTTTGAATTTGTTTATTATGATCTCTTTCAGAATGATTCATAGAAATTTTATAATCTCTATCGGATCTTGTCATCTGCTTTTGAAAACTTATTGTTGTCTGTACAATACCTTGAACAAAAGATTGATATTCGTCAGACTTTTTTTCGTATTCAGTTTTAGACGCAGTAAACTCGTCAAGAACAGATTTGTCATTTGGGTTCTTTTTGTAAGCTTCGGCAGCATTTGTGAATCTATCCGTTACGTCAGTGAAATTTTGATTTCTTGTTTGAAATGGCTGCTTTCTTTGCTGTTCGTAAAGAATAACATCTTGAGCGGCTTGTGCAAGCTTGTAAAGTTTGTCTTCAGTATTGCCAACGGCTGTTTTAAATTTTTGAAGTTCATCATATGCTCCGGTAAGCCCTTTTCCAAAAGTATTTGCGTAAGATTTTGCTTGTTCCGACAGTGCCATCTGCGCACCATATAGGCCACCCTGATCGGCTACTCCAATTTGTTGAATATTTCTGTCGGTAGCAAAAATTCCAATTGCTCCAGAATTTTGAATTCTGTCTGTAATTGTATTTCTACCAGTTGTTTGCATTCTTTTTAGAGTAGCTTCAGCCTCTTTAATCCCAGTGGCAGAAACGTCATCTCCAAACTGCTTCTTTATTGTCTCGTTTCCAATTTTTTTAAGAATTGTTTTTTCGGTATCCGTGCTGTCGTATCCGATACTTTTTCCGCCAAGATATTGGTCTTGCAGCATTTCTATATATTTTGTTCGATAAGTAGGATCTATATCTTTAATTCCCTTTAAAAGTCTAAGAAATCCTACGTAGCCAGCTTGTTCTCCAGCTTTAACTCCGTATTTTTGCGTCTGCTGTGCTGAAAAAGTTCCAACTGCTCCAAAAGAATTCTCTTTAAATTTGCTTATAGCCTCTGGAGTCATTTCGCTTCTCCAGTCTGTTGTTGGCGTATTATATTTACCTCTAGCGGACTGTGTAACGGTAGTTCCAAACGATACTGATTTTTCTAAGTCTTGAACTCTGATATCTTTTGCGGTGTTTGTAGACCCCACTGCGCTATCTATTATTTTTTGTGCATCAACGGATCCAAACCTTTTAATTAAATCAAACTTTACAGCTTCCATTTCTTTTGGATCTGTAATTCCAAGACGCCTAACCCAAGACGGAGCTTCGTCTTTAGTAAGATTTTTTACAGCGTCGTTTGTATATGGTTTTGATGCAGCTATGGCGGTGTCGCTAGAATTTACGGTAGAAGCGGTAGATACATTCACGGCATTGTTTGTAGTATTTCCTCGTGCCTGGTCTACTGCATCTGAAAACGACAAAATTTTCTTTGTTGAAATTCCAAGTGCATCATCATATTTTCTAATAGCCATAGATGCTTCATCAAAGGGTTTTTTCAACGCTGCTAAATCTTCATCATATTTGTTTTTTAGCATCATGCCACCCATTAGCAGCATGATTGGGTTTGTGGCCATACCCAAAAGGCTGCCGCCAATTTGCTGCATCATGAATTTTCCAATGGCGCCAACAAAACTGGCAGCAAGACGCAAGGAGGCAAAACTCAACTGGGCAAAAGATCCCACTAAAGCCGCAACTCCCCTAGATACGGTGGAATTGAGAATGGCACTTTCACCAATTTTTTTCCCAAGATTTTGAAATGCTGGGCCAAGTGTTAAAGTTGACTTTCCTAAATCTTTAAATCCTTCGCCAAGAGTTTTCGTTCCATCAAATAATCCTTTAAAACTGGCTCCGATATCTTTCATTCCGGCACCAAATCCCATGCCAGAACCACCAGGGGTTGTTCCGGGCACACTACCTCTAGCCCAGCCATCTTTGCGGGCATCGTCCATAAACCCAGCAGACCATCTGTTGTAGGCAGCAAAACCTTGTAGACCAGCGCCTATGCCCTTGAATAGAGCATTGCCGCCGCCACCTTCAGTAAAACCAGCTTGACGTGCCATTTGCCCAAACTGATAAGAACCTTTTTCTACCAATCCCATCGGTTTCATAGGAGCCATTGGCCCATACGCTCCAGAAGGACTACGCATTTCATTATTTGCTTCGGCGTGAGAAAGCCCTTGATTTCTTAAACTTTGATAATATCCTTGCTTATCATTATATGACTGAACTAAAGATGATGAGGATCCAGCTCCTGCTCTAAAAGACCCTACTAGTGTTGATTTACCTAGAAAAGAAAGCATCGCTGGAATTGCCATAATTTTGGTCAAAGAAAGCATTCCGGCAACCAGGGTTGCGATAGCCCCAGAAACCGCTAAGACAACACCAAGAAAACCTTGAAATGGCTTTGTAATTTCATCAATTTTTTCTGCAACCGTATTAAATACGGACAAAAATTTAGTTGCCATGTCAGCTAAAGGTTTGCCAACTTCCGTAGTAAAATTTTCAATTCTATTTTTATTCTTTTGCAGTTCATCAAATAGATTTTGTGTTGCCGCTCCACTTCCCTTTTCGGCCGCACCACCAGAATTTTGAGAGGCGCCAAGCATTGCCTCAATACCGCCAGAAGATGCAACGGCTTGAATGGCCCTTTGAGCCCTAATTCCTTCAATTCCAAGCTGATTTAAAAGATTAATTGCTCCAGGGCCACCACGTGAAATTTCATTAAAAAGCTTAGAGGTGTATTCCGCGGCACCCATTTTTTTGAATTGTTCTACAGTAACACCAAGAAGATTCGAATATTTAGAAATTGCAGGAGAACCGGTTTGAATAGAATTTGTAATATCCGAAAGAATAGTGTTATACGCGTTAGCTGCAGCAAAACCTTCAGCGCCAGCTTTATTAAAGGCAGCCGAAACGGCAAGTAATTGCTGCTGCGTCATCCCAGCGGTACGAGCAATTGGAGCTAAGGAGGACGCAAAAGAAGTAATGGATTCAACAGAAGAGTTAGCTTTTACTGATAGTACTGCCAATTGGTCAGAGAACTTAGATACTGTTCCCATGGATGTTCCCATTTGGGTGTTTAATTGAACTAAATTGTTAGCAATTGCCGTAGCAGATTCGCCAGTAGCGTGACCCAGTTCAAGTACAGATTTTGTTGCTTTTGTGGCGGAATCGGAACTAGCGCCCAATTTTGCCATCATGGTCATAAGACCAGTCACTTCTTGGCGAGAAGCGGGAATCGTGGCAGAAAGAGTTTGAATTTCTTTTCGGTACGATGACAAAGAGGCGCTAGCCGCATCGGTGTTTTTTTGGCTTAAAGTTAAAGTAGCCTTTAAGGTACCAAGCTCTTTTTCAAATTTTGAGGCCGAAAGAGTAAGGCCAGTAAGGAGTACAGCGTCTGCTGCGGCAAAGCCGAATAGACCCTTCCGTACACCTTTACCAATCTTGTCCATGGTAGTAACAAGGCCATTGACAGATTGTTTTAGCTTCTCTGTTCTTTGTACGGAAGCGTCTATTTCAGAATTGTATTGGGAAGTGTCGGCGGTTAAAACTACATTAGCTGTTTGTTCAGCCATTATCTGACGACGTCCTTTCGGCTATACGCTTCTCTTTCACGCGACGTTTCGCAGCCGCCTGCCCAGAGGTGGGCAGCAAGGTTACGGTTGTCCCAGGAAGCGCGTTGTCGTCTTCTGTGACGTGCTTTGTGTAACAACCCTGACAGAATTGAGACACTGGTTCGTATGCATATTTACTTTCTTCCCACTCCCATTGCGCAGTTCCGCACAATTGGCATCTAAGTCCCTTTTCTATGAGAAAGGCCAACGACTTAGCTCTGTCCTCATAGGACCAGGTTAGAAATTCTGAATGTGGAATTCCGTATTCATTGCATAGCTGAAGTTCTGAGTAGAACTGATTGTCATATCTCAGCCTCTGTCGAAAAAAGGGATATCCATCCCCTGATTGCAAAGTTCAACTGCTGATACAAACAACTGCATAATTTCGCCTCGGTTCCAGTCTGGAGAATTCCAGATTTCCGACCATTGCGTAGGGCTCATTTCAGGCTCTGCGCACACAGACGAAAGAATTGCTGGAGCAAACGTATTAATATTATACGAAGCGCCTTCTGCTCTTTGTTCAGTTGTTGGAGGATTTTTAGTTAAAAGGCGGTCATAATCAACAGAGCCGATCGAGCGGAACAAGAATGTTACTTCTTCTTTTTTTCCACCTTCGGTGTTCATAAGAAACGTAATTTCTTGTTCCGCACGAGGCTTTGTTTTTAGCATTTCAAAAGTGACTCTTTTTGAAGCGTCGCTTTGCTTTTGACGTGCTGTTACACCTTCTGCTTTAGTGGGCATCTGCAGTTTCTCCTATTATTAGACTACGGTTACACCGTTAGATACAGACGACTTGGCGCTATCGCCAGTTGCGTTTGTAGCAACGATTTTGTAGAACGTAAGACTAGTCGCCTGTGAAGTAAGCGCGGCTGTCGTTCCAGTGATAACAATGTTGGTGGAAATCTGTGTGGCAAATGTTCCGCCCGCAGTAGAATCCTTGTAGACCTTGTAGCCAGTAATTGTTCCGCCCTGTGTTGGGAGATCCCAATCGAGAGTAACAAGTCCGGTAGAAGCTCCAAGGGTTGCAACAACGTTAATTGGTGCTGATGGAACTGCGGTTGCTGTTAGTTGGAAGTGTTCATTAGGTGCGCCTGTCAAAGCTGCCTGCACCGTGAATGTCAATAGACCATTGCTTGACATATTTGCCATTGAGCGTGAAAGAACCAATACTGGCCACACTTCAACATAATCGCCATTTGAAATAGTATTTGTTGTGCGTGAAATTACAAAAATTCCAGTGTTTCCACGAGAAAGAGTGTTCCATGCAGTGTCTGATCCGCCTTCGGTCAAATCGTCTCTATAGAGATCAATCTGGAAAGTGCCTTGTTCCACACCACGAATAGCGGGTTCAAAACGCGAATCCATTGCCGGGATAGGAAGTGCCTGCGCAGCAACAGAAGCCTGAAGTGACATAACATAAGGAGTTACATCAATACCAGTGCTCGCTAAGTCTGTAGCGCTGACAGAAGCTGGAACGCCAAGAGTTGCAGTGTCCAGGTAGTAAATTTTCGTGTTGCCGTTTGGAATTAAACGGGCCATATTTTTACCTCCGCGAAAGGTACTGCATTATGCAGTAGCTGTTTTTGTGACCCAGACGGTATACGCATCTGTTTGGCCCCAATATTGTGGTTCAGTAGCATCCACCCTTTGGATACCACCAATTGCGTCAACTCTAACTGAAATTACTTTATAGTTAGCGTCTCCTAGATTAAGTGTAGTGCCCTTTAGCAACGCAAGATTGGTTCGCGCTAAATCGGCCGTCCACTCAGTTTGTTCTCTTGAAACACCAAACGAACTGACTGTGTATGTTGTCTGCCAGTCTGCTTGAAAATCACTAATTGGCCCCGAACTGCTTGAAGAAGTGCCAATACCGACAACACAGAACGGAACAAAGTTTGTCCCTTCCGCGTTTGGTTGTCCGCCCGTCCAGCCTGCCCCCTTAGGGGTTACGCCGTCTCCAACAGGTTTACCAGTTAATTTGACCTTATCAATTATTGTTTTAGTAAGAATACGTCTATTTAGCATTTTTTCCCTTTACGATAACCAAAGCACCAATTTCTGTAAGTTCATCAATAAAAGGTTGCAAAACTGCTTCTAACGCTCCACGCATGTAGTATTTTGGTTTAATTCCAGGATGCGTTACTTTTTTAGCAAATATCTTTCTGCCATTAATTGTGAATACCAAATATTTTCCCTTTTTGGGAACAATTGTGTATGGCTGTCCACCAAACTCTCCCCTGGACGCCGTACCAAATTCTTGGTAAACACCGTAATCAACGTGCGGACCGATGGTTGCTGAAAAATCTCCATCATATTGAATGTTGATACTTTCACGTAAAGCGCCAGTCCTAATCGGAGCCTTGGATCTAGCAATTTGAGCAATTTTATCAGCAGTGTCGTGAATTAGTTCTTTGGTCAGTTTTTCAACAAGTTTGGGGGCATTTTGCAGATTACCAATCAATGATGTTAAATCTGCCGTAGCGGCAGCAACATCAGTCATGTTCGTGCCAAGTTCTGTTGTCTGCCATGGTTCTGAGGTGCATAGTTCTTACAGCCATAAGATACCCGCCGCCATGTACGCCAGTAATGCGAAAAGACTTTCCGACTAAATCTGGATCCGTTTTATGCGTAAGCACAATAAGAGTATCGTCAGTTATCGGAATTGGTCCGTCAATATCAACGGGGATTGAACCAAAGGTGTCAGAAAATGTTAAATCTCCCTCGGAAATAACAATTGGAGCGGGTCCATTAACATTCTGAATTCTGGCTTTTCCTTCATAGACTATATAACCTTGGCCAGCTTCAATTAGTCCGTTGTCTGTATTTAGAGCAGAAGGTTTGTTTCTGTAAATACGGACCGTATCTTCCATCTGTGCTTCAGCGTGAACTCTGACGTATTTAACCGCCATTGCAGATATGGTCCTAGGCATTATGGGTACGTACTTCCGGTCTCGGGTTCTGGGCTTCTCCAGGCGCCGCCATAATCTTGCTGGCCGCCTCGGTAGTTGTCGTGCATGCCCTTTGACCAGCTCAATGGAGCAATCGTTGGGTCAAATTCTTCTCCATAGATGATACCTCCAACATCTGGAGCGCCACCTACTTCTTTTTCCAGTTTGTACTGATCACGCAAAGATTTTGCCAATTGAGTGTATTTCTGCTGGAGTTCATTGGCTCCAACAGAAACACCATCTGCGCTGTAAGTGACTTCTCTAGCAAACTTCGATGAAATAATATCGCAGGCGTTAGCGGCAACCAGAATAAAAGAAACATATATTGGATACCATTTGCCAATTAGATAGTTGACTTCCTCATCGGATAGTAACTGATCGCTAGTATTGGTATCCTGGATGTAAAAGCGAACCTCGTCCAACGGGGAGTTGGATGGGTTTCCAGAATACGTAAACGTCATTACGCGCCTTTGCGACCGTAACGTAGATTTTTCTTGTCAAGAGCTGCAATAATTGGAGGTAAAACAGCTCCTAGACCAGCCGCAATCCACACTTTAATATCGTTTGCGTGAATTTTTGTAATATCTGCGCCGCTTGCGACAAAGAAGGTAAGAAGAATTGCCGCAAAAGATGAAGCGTAATCCTTAAGAGCATTTACATTAAGACTATCCATTATGACTCCTAAATTTGTATTTTTTATTTTTCTTGGTGTTTTCAAGCGCGTAGTAGTTTGCTGCTGCGCCACCTGTTCCACCAACGGCTCCAGCGCCAACACCTGCCGCTAGACCAATTTTTCTTTCAGATGTGAGCGTTCTTCCTAGAATTTTGGAAGAATTTCTAAGTGCTGGCACTCTTTTACCAGCCAGTGAAACTGCAGTTAAACCCGCTAAACTTCCAGCGGCACCACCTATTGAGGCGGCTCCTGCTTGTTTTGTAGCAGCCCTAACTTTATGTGCCCGAGTATCATCGTAAGCTCTAACTACGGAAGCATGAAGAAATGGGTATGCTTTTTTAGGAACCTTTTTATTTCCGGTATTTATGGTTTGAACGTATTTATTAGCGGTACCAATTGGTCTATTTACGTGCATATCGGTAGAACCTGGATCCATTTTTGATATTAAACCGTGATTAATTCCAAATGCAGATAGCATTATTGTTCCTTGCGTCGGCGACTAACTAATGCTGCTCCGCCCGCACCAGCGCCAACGAGAGCGCCGCCTGCGAGTGCCGCAGTGGCTGGATTAATATCTTTGTTTGCAACCTGAGACTTTGGACCATTTTGAACTGCTTTAATTCTTACTTTAGAGGCTTTATTAGCTGAACGCGTAGCAACGGCCTTTCCAGCGCCTCTACCGGCCTTTTCAGACGTCTTTACGCCAGACCTAAGTGCTCCATGCAAACCGCCTTCTTGACCCGTTCTACCCATCCTGTAGCCGCTTTTAAGGGCATGTGCGTTATCCCCAACTGTAGTTTTAACATTTCTACCAGAAGTCATTAATCTTCCTGGAGCGGCTTTCGCGCCTGCTTTAGCTTTCGAACCAGTTGAAACCATTTTGCCCTTGGCTTTTCCTGCTGCCGATCCTGCACGGTAAGAAGAAGCTTCTCCAGTTCGAAGTGCGCCATGAAGTCCACCCTCTTTGCCTGCCGCGGCCGTGTTGTAGCCTCTTTTAACGGCATTAATATTAGCGCTAGCAGTCTGTTTCGCGTTTCTTCCAGTCGTAACGAGTTTTCCGGCTGTCGCTTTAGCACCATTCTTGGCCTTGTTTCCAGTGGAGACAAGCTTGCCCTTAGCATTGCCTGCGACAGCTTTTGTCTTGGCGGAAACGTTTCTGCCGGTAGCAACAAGTCTTCCTTTGGCTGCTGCTGGTGCGTTTCTAACTTTAGCGCCAACTTTTGCGCCAGATTGCGTAGCCTTTTGACTAGACGTGAGTGGGGCGAGTCTTCCACTGGATACTCCGGCTCTTGTTGGATTTGGAACTGCCCCAGTTTTAATGCCAGATTTAAAACCAGTAAAACCGCTAGATGCACGACCTGGAACTTTTGGTTTTGGTGCTGATGGTAAGGAAATTTTTGGTTTAACTGGATTCCCAGTTCCCTTAATTCCTACAGGACGTGGCTTTGCAACAAATGGAGCTGGTTTAAAGGGAACAAGTTCTTTGCCCGTACCAAGAGCAATTGGCGGGTGAACTGATTTAGCACGCGCTTGAGCGGTTCTAACGCTACTTAAAATATCTTTAGGCTTTGCTGCGACATTTGGCATGTCGTGAACAGCTTTTACTTCGCGAGTTCCCTTTAAAGCGGCATTAGCGCCTTTTTCTCCTGAAGCTCCGAGACGCAAAAGACTACCAAAACCAGCCTTGTTAATTTCTTCGCCAGCGTGTTCGATACCAAACGCTGATTTGGCGACTACATAGTTAGGCACACGCTTTTCCTTTTTGGCTTTAGCCTTTTCTTCTTTCACCCAACGACTAGCGATATTTGGGTGCTGCGAGAACATATAACGTCTCTGCTGCTCGGATTTAAATGGCATAACTCCATTATCCAACGCTGGTCATTCCGCTATTTGGATTTTTTAGCAACTTTTTTAACAGGAATCGGAGTATCTATAATTACTTCTTCGATTGGGTCTTCAACCCATACGATAAAACCTGTATTAACATAAGACTCAACACGTAGCCATTCATTGGCTTCTGGAACTGGCTCTCCAATTTGGCGCCATTCTCCATCAATTTGCATAGGTCTGCGGGCAATATACATTTCTCTCCTATGTAAACTAAGAGGTCGCCGCCAAAAGTGACAGCGACCTCTTAGACTTATTTGTTCGTTATGCGACTGCGCTGTTAATGAATACGCCCATGTCGGTAGCAACTGCCTTCATGTCGTAAGTCATTTCAGCTTCAATGCGATCTGATGCAAGATGTTCCATACGGAAACTCTTGACACGGATGCCTTCGCCGTTACCAGCTGCGTAACCATTCCAGGTAAAGATGTAACCTGCAGATGGAGTCATCAGGGAAGCAGCAGGAGGAGCGTAGAACAACGCTGCAGACTTGCTGTCGGTGATGAATGCATATGATGCGTTTGCGTCCTGAACGATTGAATCACCATACTGTGCGCTAGATGTTTCCTTGGTTGCGTATGAAACGACAATCTTTGGAACACCAAACAACGCTGCAAGCAATTCTTCAGTAACAATACCGCGCTGGGTGTACTTGATGCGATCAACAATCAGAGGATGCTGACGCAACGTCTGGAAAGTAAGAGCACCGAGAACAAGAATATTCGGAGCAAAACCTGTCAACTGACGGAAACTTACAATCCAGCTATTGATAGCCATGATTGGGTCAGATGAAGCGTTGTTCCACTGGAGGAACTGTGAGCCGGTTGGGCTTGCAGAAACACCAGTATATTCAGTTGCCCAAACACCTGTTTGCAGGTAGGTTGCAGCAAAATCAAGGTCACGCTTCAGCAAAAGCTGATTTGTGATGAACTTGGTTGAGTCTGAATCGAGATTGAAGTTAGAGTCAGCGTTTGCACGTAGTTGATCGTCGATATCCTTATGGACAGCGTAGACGTGTGCAAAGTACTGATCCGTAGTTACGTTCCAACCGACACCAGGTGACTCGGTAGATGGAGCGCGACGCTGGACGTCAGTACGACGCCAGTCGGACTTTGAATACTTCCAGTAGAGGTCAGATTGCTTTTGAACTGGAACCTTTGGGAAAACTTTGTCCGCAATAAAGACATCGGAATCCTGAAGGTAAGCAACCGAAACGCTCGTAAGGGGAGCATTAATATGTAAATCGGATTGTGATGGAGTTGGCATTTAAGCTTTTCCTTTACCTTTCTTCAGACCCGTAGTTTAACGGGAAAAAGTTGTCCAACAGAGGCTGCTGCCAATGCAAAACCACTTACTACGTCGGTACCGACGGTTGCCGCAACGGCGCGACCAAGAGAGTCAGCCTTTACTGCATTACCTGCGGCAATTGTTGCGCCTGCTTCAATAAGGCTGACACCGTCAATTGCAACGGAAGCAGCAGTACCGGTAACCTGCGGTTTATTCTGCAAAACACCAATGATTAAAGCACCATTGTCAGAGTCAGTAGCGAGACCGACAGTATGAGCTCCGGTAACCTTGACAAAGCGGTACTGATTACCCTTGATGCTTGGAGCGGTACCAGTTACGGTTCCAGTCGCGGCAGCAGAAGTAACGTTAGTAGCCGTTTTTGCGTATGTGAAAGTCACTGCAGAACCAACTGCGGTGACAACCTGAATGCCATTGAAAGTCGCGTCAACGCCCGCAACAACCACTTGCTGACCAACAGAGAAACCGTGAGCTGCGTTAACAGTCAAGGTTGCAACGTTAGAAGTAAGTGCTTTGTTGGTGACGGTAAGCGCAACGACAGTTGGCGATCCAGTTCTGGCTGCTAATGTAGCATCAGCATTCAGGGAGATAGTCCGTAGACCCTCATCGTAAGCCATTTAACTTACATCCTTTCTTAGTATCCGCGCTTTTCAGCGAGGTACTCGTCGTATGCACGTGGATTATGCGAAAACAGATCTGCAACAGCTGCGTGCTTGCTGATACCACTGTTTGCTTTGCTGATAAATTCACCGGCAAGAGCGTCTACCTGAGAGAAAACGTCTGAGTTATCAGAGAGACCCTGATAGCCAACTTCTTCCCAAAGGATTTCACCTGAAGCGGTGAGAGCCTTGTGGATAACTGCGCAATCGTCGTACGACATGGTTTCAGCCATGCGCATGAGAACTGGACCGAGATCTTCTGGTGCGATTGGCACATTGTATTCTGCAGCCTTAGAGATGTATTCTCTTTCAAGACGCAAAGTACGCTCTGCTTTAGCGATGCTTTCTGCTTCGTATGCACGAGCTTCTGCCTTGCTAATTTCACCAACATATTTAGCGATTACATCATCGCGGTCAATATCGGTAAGAGCCTTTGATAGCTCTTCTCTGATGTCGTTAGCAAATGATTTGCCAACTGCTTCTAATTCTTCAGTGAGAGATTCTTCGTCTTCGTCGTCAGCTTCGAATGTCCAAACGTATTCGTTACCTTCTTCGTCAACAATGATGTCACCCTCTTGAAGAGATGCGATATCGACAAAGTTGCCGTTCTCATCATAGATTTCTTCGGGCACTGTTTCCTCCTCGGGAGCCCTTTTGGCGATAGCCACCTTGGCATGCTGGTTTGCGGGTTTGTCAACAAGAGAAATTTCATCAATTTCAATGTTGCTTAGTTCTTTTACTCGCCTAGACACTTTTCGCCTCCTGTATTACATATTATTGTCTATAACGCAATTCACATTACGCTAAGGTTTTTTAGTGAAATTAATTACTTGTTGCAGTTGTGTTATCCACACGAGAAAACTTTGGTTTTTGCTTACCGTCGTACCAGCCGCTATAGGGGCGACCGCTGTTCTTTTTCTGACGCTGAATAGCCCCGGCGGTTCCGGCAAGAGCCGCAGAAGCCCCCAAAGGAACTAGAACTCCTCTTGTCCTTACAATTTTACCGGCTGAAACGACATGCGAGCGTGATAGGTTTTTAAAAGCAGAAGCTTTTTTCGTGTCATTTGCAATATTTGCAGCGGCGGTCTTGCCAGTTCTTGTCTTTGACCTGGAAATAAAATCAGAAGCTTGTTTTCTTCTAGCTCCTGCTAGTTTCAGATGTCCCACGCCGCCTGCGCTATTAAATGCTTTGGCTGATCTTAATACTCCAGCACCCGTACCCGCTATTGCCGCACCCGTATAAACGTTGGCTCTACGCTCCCGATTTCGTTCAGGATTGTATGCTTTTTTGACTAGTACCATTTTAGGTTTCACTCCGGCTGCCTCTGCTTTTTGTGTGGCGGCGAAATTAAAAGCTCCAACACCGCCAAGACCAGCTCCGCCGGTCAATATTCCAATAGCTGTTTTGTCTGCCTTTACAGCATGAACGGCCTTACCGGCGCGTCCTAATGCCAATCCAGCGCCTTTAGCGCCCAGGGCGGTTAAGCCAAGGGTGCCTCCGGCGACAGAAAGGTGTGCCTGAATTCTTTTGCGTCTAGCAAGTTCTTCAGGCGTCATTTGTTTTGACATTTTTAGTGTTCTACGCCAAACGCTGATACTGCAGACTTATTAATTTTTGTTGCTCCGTAACCAACTACTCCGGCTCCGGCTCCCATTGCGGCAGTCTTGCCAGGATTTGCCATGGCGTATTTCTTACCAGCGCCATAAGCATTTCCAGTTTTAAAACCAGCAGTCTTTACCTTTTGAGCTGCGTTAGCAACGCCATATGGAGATACGGCATTTTTAACACCAGCGGAACCAAATTTTTCACCAGTTTTTGCACCACTCACAAAAGCCTTTGCTCCAGTTTTTAGGGCGCCACCAAGAGCTTTTAATTGTCCGCCCATTGCGGCGATATTCGGCATACCTTTTTCCACATCTTCTGCAAAAAAGGCAGCCTTAGTGACGTCCATTTTTCTATTTCTATGAGATAAGCGTATTTGAGATTTACCAGCCTGAGCAAGTCCACCAGCAACGATTGCAGCCCCGCCTAGTCCGAGACCAGTAGCACCATGTGCATATCTAACGGCGGATTTAATATATTTTGCTTGTTTAGCTGCATCTGGAGTCATCACCGACTGTAGTGTGCGCGCACGCACCATGTCCACCATTGGTCGTCCGGCGGCAACGCCTAAGGCTCCTACCCCAGCAGCACCAAGACCAATATTGCGCTTGCGCTTTAATTGAGAATTAGTATAAGCTTTAAGAATATCTGAAGCGTCTTTAAAAGCTTTTTCTACTTCTTTTTCTTTGCCTTCATAAGATTTGCTTTCAGAAGACTCATGCTTAGCACCTTCTCTGGCATTAGCACAGGTTTTGCAATCGCATTTACAACCCTTTTCCGGACTACCTTTTTTGCATCCACAGCCGCAACTAGCGCACATTTATTGCTCCTTCATTGAAGATTTTAGCATCCAACGATGCTTCTCGTGAGAATCGATTCTATCCGCAAGGAAGTTGCAGATACCTTGTTCGTTACTATTATCCGCTATCTTGAAAGCCAGCATTAAACTGTCTAAAATAATGTTGTTAGCTATGTATAAATCTTGGCACATAGCTTGAGCATTAATAGTAATTTCATTTTGAATTGTGGAATGTACGAGCATCCACTCAGCTTCAAATTGAACTTTTTCTCCGAGTTTTCTAATGTTCTCGGAAGTTGGGTCAATTGCCCCATAAACATCTTCATATATTTTATTAAAGAATTTGTGGTAGTAGGGAAATCCCTCTCCAACCACGTTAAAGTGATGTTTATGAGCTTTCATATACATTTGGAAGGTATTCGCCAGGACCACGCCTAGGGCTTCAGCAAGTGTCATTTTTGTTCCTTCTGCTCTCAGAGCATTTTCTCGATGCGTGAACCTTTACCGTGAATGGAAAAACCAGTGCGGCCACCGCTTTTAACTAGGTTCCATTGTTCATCGTCATTAACTTTCATGCCAATCCACCATCCGTGCGGCAGAGCGTTGTCAGAAAGACCCATTTGTTTAAGTTTCTCTGGAGTAACAAGGAAAGACTCAATAAGATCAGCGGTATGTTTAGGGCCTTCTCCGTCTCTCGCGTGCATGTCTCCGCCCTTACGGGAATGAATTACATACTCGTAAGCGGCTTTTTCAATTTCTTCTAAGGGGACATAATCGCCCTGAAGGTCAATAACAGGCTGACCATTCATGGAGGTGAGACTGCACCAGCCAAATACCTGACGCTTATCAGTATCAACCTTAGAAATTTCGCCTTTCCAAGTCATTCCTGAATCAGATTTAGCAACGGTTGGATTAGGTGGTATGGCAGATTTACGTTGTCTATTCTGGTAGGCAAGAGTTCCTCCAGCGCCAGCTACGGCACCAACAGCGGCCGAACCTCTAGCAAGTTGTTTATTATTAAGCGGCTGTACCGGTAGATGAACTTTTTTTCCAGCGTTTCCCACGAGTCTTCTAAAAGCGCCCGGAGCCTGTCTTACACCACTTGGTAAGCCCTTTGTTCCCTTGAGGCCTTTCCAAGCTCCTCTTGCAACTTCAGAAATCAAACCTTTTTGAATTACGTCATCTGCGAGAGATATTGCTTGCTCGGTAGTAATTCTTCCAGATTTACGCGCTTCAATCACATCGCCAATAGACTTTTTGATTTGCGATTTGTTGTATTTAGCTCTTTGCGCTGAACGGTGCAATGATCTTGCTGCGATAGCGTCTCCAGCAAGTTCTGCTCCGTGAAGCGTCATGGCGGCGCCAGCTGCGGTCACAGCAGCACCCTTTGGATGCTCTGCTATTACTTTTAGACCCGGAACTCTTTTCATTCCAGAAATTAGTTTTGAGGATTTTCTAGAGCCTTCGACATCAATGCCTTTTCTAGCCAAATTCATGCGCTTTGTAGCGTGGTACAAGGCTAAACCTCCGCCAGTGCCAGCCACCACGTTTAATGCCTGACCAGTGCGTGTTTCCTTAAGAGAAGCATCTTTTGGCATGTTTCCGGATTTAGAAATAACATCCCAAATCTCGCGTTCGTCTACGGCATTACCGTAGATAGCGGACACAAGTTCACTAAAAATGGGATTAGTCATATTACTATTCTCCATACATTATCTACTCAGCCTCTGGATAGCCAGAAAAATTGTAATTTATAATTGGTCTAAGGGTAATTAAACGCCATTCATTTGGAATTAAATGCTGGTTTCCGTTCATATATAGCGTAGCGTCTTCAATATCAGTCTCAGGCAAATCGTTCTCAAGTTCAATATTTGTGACTTCGTATTGCCCAGTTACCTGTCCGGCGTCAAGTCCCATATCTGTTTCAAGCCTGTAACCTTCGTATCCACCATCAAACTTGAACAAAACGTCTAAGTTTTTGCCTGACATTGAACTACCCTCTTTGTACATGCCCATTTCTGATCTTAAAACTTCAGGAGTATTTCCAGCAACAAGGTAAGAAAACGCCATTTTAATCGCATAATCATCTTCGTAACTCTTAAGTGAAGTGTCTATTAATGCTTCTTGTTTTTCGTGCAAGGACAAGCGGCTGAATTGTTCGTAAGTAAGCGTATCCATAGAACTACCTTTTAGTTCTTTTAAGTAGTTTTGATAAATGTGAATACACTGATTGTTATTGGTGGCGTAAGCGTCAACCAAGTCGGAAACGTCCGAGTATTCAACTTCGTTGTCGATATATTCATACGCAGTTTCAGTCATACTAGAATTAAATCCAGCCATATCAGGAGATTCCCCAACCTCTTTTTGATAGCTCATAAACTCTTGAGCTGAGCCTGCGCTAAAAGCTAAAGCGCGAGGATTAATCATTCCATTTCCAGTATATGTGAAACCAACGTGCATACGCTCACCAGTATCAGGGTCTTGGTCTAATGGATTTAATTGATCAAAGTCAACAATAGAACCAACTCTTAAACCGTCACCTTCTTGTTTTTCATATTCGTTTTCGATGTGCGTGCCGAACATGTATAGCGGGTCACCAATGTAATATGGATCAGTATCCGGCTCGTTGGGTTCACCATCGTCTGCGTAATCAGTATCAACCTTTACCGGTTCAGTTTTTGCCATTCTTTTCATTTTAATGCCATTAATTACGACTATTGCTAGTTCTTGTTTTATTGGTGTGAACGCAGAAGTTCCAACAAACGCAGAGGTCTCTGTAGGCACGAATACGGATTGTTGCGCTGGCGCAAATACGGAGGTTTCGGTTGCCGTTGGGGCAAATGCCGTTTTAGCTGGAGAAAACGCAGAGGCTGTAGTCTGTTTTATTTGTCCTGAAACAAAAGGAGACGTCTCTACTGGGGCGAAAGGGGACTTTACTTGCTTGAGTTCTTCTATTACCTTTTGAGCCGCTTTTCTGTCAAGAACGGTGGCCTTTTTGGTACGAGACTCTACTCTGCTAAATCGTCCGTTGCTATCTCTATCAAACGGATCTTCTTCCGCCGTTGCCTCGTTGTACGTCCATCCAGCCTTGGAAATAACTTGTGCTGGATACATAATCGACACAGAACACCGACAATTCGGATGAATACCTGGAGCCCAAATTTGTTTACCATTGACTGAGAATGGTTCAAACATGTCCGCTTCAACGCCGTCTAGTGGTCCACAGGTGGGACACACGCGCTCATCTTGAGCAGTTTCCCAGCGTCTAATGCCATTTTGAAGTTCACCGCGATACTGTGAAGATTGAAAAGAAACAATAGTAGACATCTGCGCTGCAGCAAACGACTCATTAGAGCCAATTTTTTCTGCCCGGCTATCAATGAGTTTCTGTAAAAGAATTTCGGATGGTTTAGTTTTATTGCGGGTGTCATACCCAGGTTTGATTGCATTGTGTTCTGAAATACTTGCAGTTACATATTGACGCATTTGAGTTTGATCTAAACCGTATCCGCTTGCAGCAATTTCCCACGCGCGCATGCGCTCAATTCCTGCGTTTACGGCAGCCATATATCCATCTAAAACAGCTTGTGACGAAGTGTCAGAGATATATTTTCCCAATTCGTCTGAATACACCTTGGCATAATTATCTTCAATTTTATTATTGACCAAAGAAGCTGCAAGGTGAATATGAGGTTCGGCTAATACGGTGAATTCAGGAAGAACAATATCTTGGAGCTTTTGTAAGGATTTATCAATATCTTCGCGTTTTCTAACATTTTCTTCATTTAGCCCAACCGTCATCATCCAACGAAAGGCCAAGAAGGCCGCTGCTATGCCGGCCGCAGCTTGTAGATAATTATGGGACGGCTGCTGTGGTGGCGTATACGAAACATAATTAATTTTTCCCACAGTAAGGTAAGTTACTGCTGGAGTCTTAAGAATATCTTCTGGCTGTGCGAATAACTGTTCAGGCATATCTATCTACTTTTCGCTAAATGTTTCCGCTAATAGCAGCAATTTCTTCCATTGATAAACCTAATTTAATAAGTTTGTCGATGGCAGACTTGCGCGCTACATCCATTTGGCTTGCAGGTTCGTCTTGAGTCTCAATAATCTCAATAATGTTGTGCAAAGGATGGTCGTGTGTGGTGTCGCAGTTTTCGCAAAAACCGCCAGCGCCATAAACTGTTTGAATCATACGACCCTCACTTGTAGACGCGGTGCGACAGTCAAATTGCCTGTTGGTGTTCCGTAGGATGGTGG